GGCCCGCAGTTCGCCCAGTTCCATCAGCATGGCCGGGGGGTCCATCTGCGCAATGCGCGCAGCTTCGCCCGGGTTCTTGCCGAGGAAATAAGCGACCTTGTGGCCGTTTGGCGTGAACACCAGCGCTTGTTGCATGACCTGGGTCATGAACGGCGCCAGGCCCGAATTGACAACGGCATCGAAGTCCGTGAACTCCGTCTTGCCAGCGTCAACCGCCTTCTGTGCTGCGCTCTGGAATGTGGCCATCTGCTCATCACGCTTGCGCGCTTGAGCGTCCTGCTCCTGCCGGGCCTTCTCCAGCTTCATTTCTTCCCGCGCTTCAAACCGGGCCAAGAGGCGCCAGTATTCCTGCGGGTTGTCCTGAAACTGATTAGGGTCGGGCGGGCCGTCCTGTTGCTGCTGCGGCTGCTGCGCTCGGGCGTACTCCGCGATCCTGGCCTCTAGTGCCTGTGCGCGTTGTTCTGCCTCTTGCCGCTTCCGTCGCTCTGCAACGACTGCCGTTTCCAGTCCTTTGCGGTGCGTCTCAATCTGATCTTCTTGCGGTTGTGGCGGCGCCCCACTGTCTACGCCCGTGGCCTCTTCCTGCGCGGCTTCCTGCACCACTTCGGGCGCTGGTTGCTGCTCAGGCGTCTTGCCTTCATCGCTCAGAATCGAATTGAGGTCGTCCAAATTGCTCACCTTCAACGCCCGGTAAGGCCCGGCGACAGCCAACACGCCCGAAAACCCGGCGACGGTAGGCAAAGAAAAACCGCCACCCAGTTGTGCCCGGATGGCGGCTAAGACTTGCCGAGGAGAATCAATCGTTAAGAACCGTCGCCACGATGTAGGCAACGTCTATCTCTTCCATTTCTTGCGCCAGGCGTTCAGCCTCTTGCGCTGCGGCCAGCATTTCAGCAACCGCGATGCGCGCGGCCTCTACCTGCTGCGCGAACTCAGCAGCCTTTGCGCGCTGCCTTGCGTTTTCTTGCTCGATCTTGGCCGCTGCGAGCAACCCGGCGATGCGCTTCGACTCAAGCGCCAACGCTTGCTTTGTCGCGTCAGCCAGAAGACTAGGCCCCGCGTACTCTGCGGGCCGTTCTGCTTCAACCTCATCGGGCGGCAGGTTTTCAAACTCGCGCCACTTTAGCCGCCTGCGCCGTGCTCTTGGCTGTCTTGCGTGGACGACTTCAACGGGAGCCGCTTCGGCGGTTAGCGCCAGCAGCAGGGACATAGCTTACTCGTAGTAGCCGCGAAACGTCACCAGCGCCCAGATCACTTGCGAAGCGGTCGCGGTGCCCTGGATGAACTTGCCCACCGCGCCAACCAACTCGCCAGGAGCAACCACGATGGGCGCTTCGCTGAAGTCTTGGTCAAGTTCCTGGCCTTGCGATCCGATCAGCGCGCCGACAAGCCACGTCTGCAGGCCAACGCCGACACGCCGCGCCGCCTTGGTGGGCGATGCTGCAAATGTGCCGGTTTCAGCGGTCGCCAAGCTGTTCAACTGCGTGCCGCCAAAGGCAATTGACCATTGCAAGGTGGTAGGCGTTGTGAGCACCGCCGCGCCGATGTTCACGCTCGAAATGTGAATGCCCGTGATGACGAGATTCCGGCCTGTAATGTTGATCGTTGGCGCAGGGTTGGTGAAAGCCGTAGCCCAGCCGTCAACGCCTGGGACCGTTGCCGTAATGCCTACTTGCCCCCCAAGACCAGTGACCAAGGCCGTAGTCTGAGACAGAGCGCCGCCCGTGACCGTAGTGGCGCCCGTGGCGTTTGCCAGCGCGGCAGACGTGCCCATCGTGCCGCCGTTTTGGCCTTGGTAGGCCGACAGCCCCATGATGCACTGTTGCTGGCCCCAATTGCGGCTGCTAGCCACGTCCATGAGGCTCACGCCGACGCGGGACACGCGCATCGTGTTCGTGTTCGACACGCTGCCCGTGTTGTACTTCATCATGAACAGCGGGAGCGAGCCCTGCAGGAACGGCAGGCCGTTTGCCGCGGGGAGGTCAATGCGCCCGAGCAACGAGTCATCAAACCAGAACTCGACCTCGCGCTCACCGACGACTATCAAAAGCTTGTACATGCTGCCGACTGTCAGCGCCGACAGCGGGAGTGCCGCATCGAGCGCATCTTCGACCGCAGTGCCGTTAAACGAGATGACGCCGAACACGCCGGCCGACGTGATCTTGAGCCAGCAGCCGTCAGTCGGCCCCGTGGTAGCCGCGCTCGGCAGGCCCAGGCCCAGCAGGAATACCTCGCTCGAGCTCATCGCAGCGTTGAACTGCCCTAAATAGGCTTCAACCGCCAGCGGGGCGGTGTTGACCAGCGGGAAATACTGCCGCGTGTGCATGAACGCGCCGTGAGCGCTGGTCGTGCCTTGCACTGCCGAGAAGTTCAGCGTACCGGCGCCGGGCTGCGCCGCCGTCAGCGTGTTAAAGATGTACCGCCAGTTAGCCGTGTTCTGCGTCGTGGCGTTGAACACGTCGTGGAACAGCACCGAATCGACGCCAACGCGCAGCCGGTAGTCAGGCGACACCTCGCCAGACTTGCGATACTTGGTGTTTGTCAGTTCGCCGTCGTCGTTCTCAAGGTAAAGCACAGCAACACCAGCCTTGGCCGGGTCGCTGTTGGTCGTGACCTTCACCTGGCGGTCAGCGTCAACGTCCGCGCCAGTGCCGGACAGTGCGCCGACGATGTTGCTATCGAGTGCCATCAGTTAGCCCAAACGTAGTGAATCTTGAAGGCGCCGGTCAGCTTGTGCTGGCTGCGCCCGTAGATCGTGAATTCATCGGTGCCCGCGCCCACAGTCAGCGCGCAGAGCATGGCGAAATAGCGGTGATCCGCTGCGGTGTGGTCGGTCGTGCTGTCGGTTGCCATCACCCACGATTCAACGTGCGTTGTCGGCGTCACACCTACAGCCGCCACGGTTACGTCTGCCTCATTGCTGCCGGGATGCGCGCCGAAGTCAATCTCAGCGGTGCCGGTGCCGGTCACTGCATCACCCCGCCGTCGTCCTCATCTTCCGTGGTGACTTGGTACACCTGGCCGCTCGGGGCTTGAATCACGGAACGCTTGCGCTTGGGCTTGTTCGACTGCGCGATGTACTCAGCCATAAGGGACACGGCTTGCTGCATCGGGTCAGGCTGGGCCTCTTCGCCGGTCAAGTCCTCGGCAACTTCCTTGGCCAGCGGGTCAGGCACGCCGACTTGCTTTGCCATCAGCGACACAGCGCCGGTCAGTTCAGCAATGTTGGAGCGCGTCTCGTTGTTCATGGCCGCGATTCGCTCGGCGGAATCAATCTGCATCTGTGCAAGCTGGGTCTTGCTGCTCTCGGAGATAGCCGTTTGCTCCAACTTGGCCTCGACTTCCATGCGCTTTGCAGCCATGCCGCTCTCGGCCTCTTGCAGCCTCTGCGCCATTTCCTCAAGCTGCTGCTGCGCTTGTTTTAGCTTGGCCGCCATAACTGCCGGGTTCTTGCTGTCGCCGCCGCGCATGGCGTCCAGAATCTTGTCCTTGTTGCGGATGCTCGAAGCCTCGATCAGCGCATCAGGCGGAATCGGAATGCCCTTGCCAGCCAGGTCTGCCAGCGCTTGGAATTGCTCGATCTGCAGCGATGCGGTCGCGGGCACAGAGTCCAGCGTGATGTCCACATCCATCTCAGAGACGCGGTTCTTGACGCCGACAACCTGCTGAAGCGCGGGCGATTCCTTGGCCTGCTGCTCCATCTCGGGGGTCACTTCGACGCCCTTCTCCCGCATGTCTTCGAGAATCTTCTCGCCCAGCGTCAGGGGCTGGTTCAGGCCGACAAAGCGGATATTTCGCTCGTCATCGGTGACGCGCACCCACTTTTCAGCGGTCCAGAACTGACGCACACGACACCAAACCTTGCGGTACACCTCAAGCTGCCAAGCCGCGAACCAGTCGAACACCGGCCCTAGCTCGTTCTTGCCCTGCTCGTCGCGGACCATCAAGGCCCGGCCGCTCATGGCGCGCTGTTCAGTGCCCTGCATGGCGGCATTGACGCCAACAGAGTCAATCTCTTGCTTGGCCTCTTGCAGCAGCTGAAACTGCGCATCGGCCATGTCGTTCGTGGGGATTACGCCGAAGTCCTCCCCCATCTTCGCATCGCCCTGAAGCTCGACGTGTCCGTCAGGCTTGGACAGTTCAGACTTCAGCTTGTTCTTGTCACCCGACAGCGCATTCCCGAAGGTCTGCCGCATGTTCATGAGGTGCATGGCCTTGCTGCGGCGCTTGTTGATCTCGTCCTGCAAACTCAGCCAGCGACGAACCACACCGAAGCGGTTGCCGTCACGGTCAACGTAGCACGAGCCAAACACAAACCCGTCGTCCGCCTCACCGTCCTCGTTCTCGAATGGCGACTCCGTGCGCTTGAGAATGCCCGCCTTCGTGAACTTGGTATGGAAGACCTTGCCGCCTTCCTTCGTCCAAATCTCAACGATGCGGACCCGCTTGCGCTTCGGGTCGGCCCAGCGAAGCCGTGGAACGTCCTCATAAGTCTGCCCTGAAGCTACCGACTCAGACGCCATCGTGCTGTTCAGGATGTCGGCGTGGTCGGGATACTCGTCTAGGCAGTCTTCAAGGTCTTTCCAAATAAACTGGCCCTTGTATTTGGCATCGCTGAAGTTGCGGCGGCGGCTGTGCGGGTCGTAGAAAAGCCGGTCCCAGAACATCGGCCTCACTTCGATGCAGTAGTCCCCGGGCTTCTTTTCGTACACCTGTACGTCAGCGCCGCAGACGCCCTCAACAATGAAGCTGTCAAAGCACTGCGAACGGGTCTGGTCCCACATCGATTCGTCCATGACGAACCGCAGGGAATCAGTCGCAGCCTCTGCGCCCCGCTCTTCGTTCGGCGTGCGAGGGTATGCCTTCGGGTCGGTGCGGTTGCTGGACTCCATGCCCAGCAGGAAATCCACCTTCGGCCCGATACGGTCAATGGTGACGATGGGCTGCTTCCGCTTGTTCAGCGTGGCAACTTCCTCGGCCGTCCACTGGTCACCGTTGCGGTAGTCACGGCAACGCTCCGCCTCTGCACGGCTTTCCTCGGAGGCTTGCTCGGCCTCTTCAAAGAAGCCAACAAGCATTGCCAGCGGATCGCTAGCGGGCTTGTCTTTGCTTACGCGGTTTTCCAAGATTCCGTGTCCTCATGGTCCCCAAAGGCTTTCGCCCATCGGTCTACCTTCTTACGCTTGTCGGGCTCGCTTTGAGCAATGGCCGGGTGCGCTTCGTCTAGTGCGCGCCCAATCAGGCTGGCGGTGTCCACATCGTCATCGTTCTTGCCAGCCGGGAAACGGATGAACTCTTCGACATCCGCGCTAGGCTCAAAGTAAACGGCACCCATCGCAGCGCGGGCCTGGAAGCCTCGCGCCCGTGTGGGCTTGTCGCTGATGCTTGGCAGCCACTCCATCCGGCAATGGGCGCCTCGCTCAAGCATCCGGCGCTTCAGCATCGGCTGAATGGCCTTCTGGATCACGCCAGCCTCGCCAAACCATGCAAGCGGCTTGTGCCTGACCACCAGGTCAATCTGCCGCTCGATCCACTCATCCGAGGCGGTTTGCCCGCGCCAGCCATCAAGCCGGTACAGGTCGCCGTTCGGCGCCACGCCCCACACACGATGCACCGTGTAGTCGCCGCCGCCATCCGTCACCGCGTAGTCGCTGGTCCCGTAGATATGCAGCGCCTGCGGCCTGGCTTTCCATTCCTTGAACCACTCGCGCCGGAAGAACGTGCCTTCTTCGCTGCTGGGCTGCTGCTGATACAGGGCGTGCCAATCTCGCGCGCCAATCGAAGCCTTGATCTTCAGCAGCGTCTCAGCGTCATACTGGTCCGGCCACAGTGGCTTATCGCCATCCAGCGCGGGCAAGCTTAGAACGTCCCACCCTTCGTGCTTGTGGTCTTCAAGCAGCCAGCCGCCCAAGTCGTCCTCGTGCCACCGCGTCTGAATCAGCACGATCCGAGCGCCTGGCATCAACCGCGTGTAAGCGGTCGAGGTGTACCAATCCCGCAGCCTGCGCCGCACCGTCTCGCTGTCCGCCTCTTCCCGATTCTTTACCGGGTCATCGATCAGCAGCAAGTGCGCGCCACGGCCTGTAAGCGGGCCGCCAGCACCTACAGCGTAGTAGGCGCCTCGCTGGGCCGTTCCTACCTCTATGCCGCCATCAACGTGGAAGCGCTTCACGCTGTGGCTGTCTTCGGCCAGCTTCACGCCGGGGAAGATCGCGGAATAGCTCGCGTCCTGTATCTGCGCCTTGACCTTGCGCCCGAAGTCGTCGGCCAAATCCTGCGCGTAGGTGCTGGCAATGACGTAGTGACCCGGGTTGCGCCCGAGATACCACGCCGGAAAGAACTCAGACGCCAGCATGCTTTTGCCGTGGCGCGGCGGCATGAAGATCATCAGCCGCTTGCAGTCCCCGCGCTCTACGGCTTCCAGCTTGCGGGCGATCAGCCTATGGTGCGGCGCGTCTCTGTAGCCAGGCCACTGATACGCCGCGTATGCAATCAGCCTGGAAAACGCGAAGTCTTCAGGTGTCGGCACGGGTCGCAGCCAGAACCGCCGCGTCTCGCTGTTCCTTGGTCATCCCGACGACTTCCAGCGGGTTGCCTGGATCTCCGCCAATCTGCAACGGCAGCAGCTTCGGATAGATGCTCGACCAGAAAGCGCGCTCGTTCAGCGGGTCTTCCTTGGCCCATGCAATCAGTCGATCAGAGCCGCCCAAACCCTCAGCAGCAAGGGCAATCGCCTCCTTGGCCGTCTTGGTGGTCTTGCTCAGCGCGCCTTTCGGCTTCCCGGGGTTTCCCCTCCCGAATCTTCCCGAATTTTTCGGTGTGTCCATAGCTTCCCCCGGCGACGGAGAGTGTTTCGCCCGTTGCGCGCTCCAATGCAAAAAGCCACCTCATCGGGTGGCTTCGCTTGCGCTCGGGGTCGGCCCGGCCTCCTGATGGTGTGGCCTGCCTACTGGGTATGCCCTCGCGCGGTTGGCGCGATTATATGCATGGCTTTTGGCGCGTCAAGCCCTTAGCTCGACATAAACCGACCACCATCGCGCCCACTCTTCGCGCTGACAGCCCCAAAACGTGCCTCTTCCGAGAGCGGCGTCATAAACCGCGCACATTGGCGCGATCCAGCAAAACGCAATACCAACAACAGCTAGCAGAATGTTTTGAAGCGCCCTAAACATCAAACCCCCCGGTTCATCAGCATGTTGCGACCGTCCTCAACGTACCCCGCCAGCTCCATCGGCGTGCATGCGATCACCCTGCAAGCCTTGATCGGCGTCGATGGTGCCACGTAGAACCACTGAAGCGCCATCCTGTGCTGTGTGGGCAGCGCCGTTACCCCGCGCTCGACCTTGTGGCCGTCTAGCGTGTCTATGGCATCCCGCGACTCTGGCAGGGCCTGGCCGTCTTCCCGGCTGCGGTACAGCCTGAACATGGTCGACACGTTGACCCGTGGGCTACCGTGGCACCACCTGGCCCAGTTTAGCAGCCGCTCGTGCATCCGGTATTGGTGCGGCGGGATTGCGTGGAAGTCGATTGGTTCGCGCTTCATCCCAGCATCCTCGCTAGCGCCAATGCGCCATCAACGTCCCGAATCGTCGCCACAGTCCCGCCGCGCCAGTCGGCCATGAATGACTCCTGAAGCGGGGTGTATGACCCCTTTGCCGTCTTGACCTCAACCAGAATCGTCTGCTTTTCTTTGCCGACAAGCAGGTCAACCGGCAAACCGATGATCCAGACCGAGCACCCGGCAGCGCGCAGAGCCGACACGATGGCTTCTTGGTTTGCATCGACGCGGGCGGCTCTCCTCACAGCAACCCCGCGTCCCAAGCCATCCGAGCGGCCTTGATCGAGTTATCCACACCCAAATTCCGCAGAACTGCCTTACGGTGATCCCGCGCAGTCTCTGGCGATATTCCAAGGGCGCGGCCTATCTCTTTGGACTGCATGCCGCGACCCAGCAGCTTCAAGACTTCCTTTTGCTTGTCGGTCAATCGGTTGACGGGGCTTTTCAGCCGCCCCACCTCTGCGGCCAAGGCATCGCGCTCTGCCGTGAGTTGATCGACTGTCATGCTGCCAACGCCCAAACGCTTGCCGGGCCTGCCGGGCGCAACGGCTGCGCCTCTGCCGCTCTCACCAGCCTCCGCACAATGGGCCGGTTCGCCCAGTCAAACGCGGCCACGGCTTCCGACTCTTTCTGCCGCTGCCAGCCGTTGCGCGGCTTCTTAGACCGCAACTCCCGGCGCTCTGCAAAAGCGTCATAAATCCCCGGCGCACCCCAGCGGCAAGACTGCCCGCTCTTGTGCGTGCGCTCGATGATTCCATCCGCGTACATGCTTATGAGGTACTTTCGGATAGTGCTTTCGCTGAAGTGCAGCCGGGCCACCATGTCAGCCATCTGTACGCC